GCTATTTTAGGAGTATTCTTTTTTATTTTGTTTATTGGTGATTAACTGTCATATTTTCAGGATAAAGTGGGTTTGCGGGATTTTCCGCATCCATTTTTTAGGGGAATATCATGTACAAAGTTGTGATTGACATTGCTGATTGGTCATGGAACGAAGACCAAAAAGTGACCATTGAAACAGATGATTTTGAAAAAGCTGAAATGATTGTTGAATTCATCGAATTCCAAAAAGATCACGGTTGGGCTGCCGATTACGATGTGGTTGAGTATGACGATGAAGAAGACGAAGCAGAAGATGCTCAGTGCGATGAAGAAGTTGAAGTCGAAGACGAAGAAGACGAGTATCAAGTTGGCGACATCGTAGAAGATGAAGATGGCTTGGTTTGGGAACTGATTGGCTGATATACTAGCCACGCAGTTGCTAATTGCAGGGGGCATTTCGCCCCCTTTTTTTATGTTACATCGTGAATTTTGCCTCGAAATTCAACTTTATTTTCAGCCCATGTATGGACAAGTTCAGGCCACAATAAATTACCATCATGGTATGTAAGGATGGCAAATCCTGATCTCCAGTTGGTCGGAGATAACTCTAAGTAATTCTCAAATTGGACACCTGTTGGATCAGCCAATGTTCCAGTATCCACTCCAAACCTTGTGCCGTTGTAGTCATCAAATGGAGTCACTTTAAGACTGTGTAGATGCCCTGTAACGATGTTTACGCCAGCATTGACTGTATTGTTGTGTGTAGCGTGTACACCGCCTTTCCAACGGTGTTTAACGACCGTATTCTCCGTAGGCCAACACGCCCAACATGGATGCCAAGCAGGGAAATGATCCTTAAGGGAAAACCCTTTGACAAACTCATATTGTGGTGCGTTAGCAGCTAAACGATTCTCAAACCTTGCATCGTGGTTTCCAAGTGTCCAAACTAACTGAATATTTGAACGTGTTTTTTTTGCAACATCCTCGATCTCGCCCATTGCAATCTCACAGGCTTTGAGTTCCTGTATCACGGATGGTACGGTGTCCCATCCAATCCTTGGATAACGAGAGATACTAGCCCCATCAAAAATGTCACCGTTAGCAATAACTGCCACAGGTTTAAATTCTTTAATAGCCCATAAAAGACCTTTAAATGCTGTCGTATGAACGCCCGGCCAAAAATGAGCATCACTGAAAACAATAACAGTCCCATTTAGTATTCCCAAGTCCTTACGAGCAGCACTAGGTTTGGTTGTAGCGTCTCTAGGTTTTTTTACCTCTAAAGATTCACCGTATTTAGTTTCCAACATTCTGCGCCTACGGTTTATGCCTCTAAGGTGCATCCCTGTGGCTGTTGCCATTTGAGTGGCTGACTGATGTTGTTTCCAAAGCTCAATAAACTCTTTGTCAGTTAATTTCATATATGCGCCTTATGAAAACCGCAATGTTGACGCATATTTATGACAGTTTATTTAATCAAGCCATTAAGACATCAATAGCTGCTTGAGTTCTGGCAACACGATCCTCGATGCCATGAGTTCCACCATTGATCTTCTTGGTCAACCCCTCCATATCTCCCTTGTCAGCGTAAGCATTCAGTTTGTTCTTATTCCAGAACCAACCAGCAGACAATGCAGCATATTGAGGAGTAGCAACTAAGTCAGGGTTTTCCACTATATCAACACCTAATGCTTCACCACAAGCCTGATAATTGCTCTTGCCTGTCAATTGGATCAAGCCACGACCACGGTAGGCATAACCCTCACCTGATTCCTCGTCACCATTGCCCATACGACTTGCATAGACCTTGTTGGCAATCTTCTCAGGGTTGCGTTCACAATTCTGTCCGTCACCAAGGGTAGGGAAACGCTTAGGCCACACACGGCACAAAGATGCAGCAGAGTAGTTCAGATTCTCTGACAGGGCTGTAAAACCACCAGATTCGTGAGCACATTGACCCAAGAAACAGGCTTGTCTCTCAGGAGTTGAAATGTCAAACTTCTCAAAAGTCTCGTTGATGGCATCAATCCATTCACCAGCTTTGGCTGGCTTCATCTTCAGGATTTGGGCTAATTGCTCAGTCTTCATGGTTTCCCTTTTAGTGTTTGATAAACAGTGTTGTATGCCTCTATACACGCATTCAGTTGCCTTGTATTGGCATCTCCTTGGTCTGTGATGGCGACAAGAGATTTAGCAGTCTCTCTGTCAAGTTCGGCACTTGCTTGAACGCTATCTCCGGTGGGAGTGGCGGAATCTGCGGTGGCTGATATGGGGCAGTTGGCTGCTTTGACAGGAATCCGCAACTTGAGAGCACCAGAGTCGATAGAAGAATGCAACTTTTGAGTTTGAAGTTTGGCTTCATAATTTGCCTTTGCAAGTTGATTTGCAGTGTTGTTTACAGCAGACACTAATGCCTGTTCTTTTTGTCTGGCTTCAGCATTAAGTCGGGCAATCTCCATCTGCTGTTTAGCAAACTCATCTTGCCCACCTTTGTAATATCCACCGCCAAACGCACTCAGCACCGCCAAGACGATGCTAAGTAGTACCCAAGGATTGAATAAACTCATTCCTTAGCTTCCAGTTTTGGCTCGTCATCAGCGTCAGCATCTGCCTTGGCAATAGCCTTAGCACTGGCTGAGACAGCAGAACGACCTGCCACACCACCCAAGACACCAGTGATAAATACCATGATGGTATTGATCTGTTGTGTGTAAACCTTATCAATTGCTGCCATGCCTGACATAGGCTGAGTCACAAATGAAACGCTATACAAGAACATGGCAACTGATCCTAAAAGAATCATGGTCAACGAGAAGATGACGATTGCCCAAATTCTGACTTCAATTTCTTCTGAAGTCATGCGAGTGTTAGGTTTATATCCAATGGTAGGCATTACTTTTTCTCCGTTTCTGGTTTAACAAGTTGTTCAGGACAAGTACCTGTTGCGGTACAGATTGGTGGTTTACATTCAGCAATATCCCAATTCTGAGGATTTTGGCAAGGATACCTAAAGCGATCCTCGCAACCTGTCAGCAGAACTAACAGTATTGACAAACCCCAAATACAGTAAATATTCATTTGTCTTTTTCCCTTTCCTTTTGTTCAATCTTCTGTCGCAACTTCTCAACCTTTTCCATCTGAGCCTTAGCCTCGTACTTTGTCTCCAAAATATCGAGATACAGAAAGCCCATAATTGGCAGTAACAAGGCAATCAAGACACAAGCAGCAATCCAACCCACTATATCTTCCTCCACTGGCTTACGAATATTAGCCACATCCATATATACAGGAGGAATATTCCTGTTACGACTAGGTACGCTGACTTGGCTTGCAGATTTCTTTTTGCTTCCTGCCGTTGCCATTCCTTGTACCTCTCTTGTGCTTCCTGTTTCAACCTAGCCTGTTCTTGCTCCTCTTGAATGATCTCTCTCATCTCAAACACTTCAGAGTACAAAGCACCCATCTCTGGGGGACTCTGGTACACCATACATTCACGAATCTGAACCACCAACTCAGCCATTTGCTGTTGAGCCATGATCCTGTTTAAGGCGGCTTCCATGTGGTTTTGGTTCGGGTCGTAAATGTTTCTCGACTTTTCTTCTTCCTCTCTTATATGAGCAGCAAGTTGCTCTTGGATGCGGAAAAATTCAGTGAGTTGTTTGACAATGTTGACTTTGACTTGGGTTTCGTCAACAGCAACAAGTTTCTCTTTTTTCTTTTGCGCCACAGGCTTGGGCGTGGCAGAGGCTTGGGTTGGCTTGGGTTTGCCACCAAACATCGTGCTGAGTTTTCCCCAGAATCCTTGGACTTCCTTGCCAATCTTGACTGCTTCATCAACAGTAGATTTGACTTCCATGAAAGAAGTCTTAACTTGCTTGTAAAGCTCGCAACCCTCTTTGATTGCGGCAACACAAGCATTGGCGGCAAAAAGGAGGGAGATTGGATCAATTTTGCGTCCTTAGTCTCTACGGAGTCCAAGTAAAGTTTGTGGAGAAATACCACCTCCAAGCAAACCACTGTATTCTGATATTGTTTGACCCATGCCACGAACAAGTTCTGGTCTTTGACGCAGTGCAATATCAGCAGCACGAATACCCATAGGAGAATAAAGTGCAGATGCTCCAGCTATAGCAGGAATAGATACCATTGGTTTTGATAAGGCAGCAATTCCACCCAATGAACCAATAGCCAATCTACCCTCTAAAGTTGAACTTGCATCTTGTCCAATGGTTTTGAGTGCCGCCTCAGATAACTCTTGTCCTCTTGCTGTTCCTTTTGCAAAAGCACTTTTTTGACGAGTTATGTCAGACTGTTTAACAGCAAGACTGTATTGTTTTGGCGTGAAAACACCATTTTCAGCACCAGTATTAGCTGCCGCACGTTCCATGATTTTCAAGTCGCCATAAGCACTGTCAACTCTACGCAGTTGAGGCGTATATCGTTGATTCTGTTGATATAACTCAGTCTTGAATGTATTTAAAACACCTTGAAGTGCATCTCCAATGTTTCTATCAGCAGCAGATTGACTGTTTTTATATTTAACAACTTCTTTTGCCAAATCAGATTCAATTGACTTATATTCAGCACCTGTCAATGTTTTGCCTGAAAATTTATCCAAAGCAATATTATTTAAAACATTGGTTGCTTCTTCTCTTTGTGCAGAAGATGGTAAGTTTGCTTTATTCAAAGCATCAAGTATTCCACTTGTAGTCTTAAAATCAAGATCAAACTTCATTTTTCCTAAAATTTCATCATATTTATTGGAAACTTGATCTGCGGCATAAGAAACAGCATCACGACCAACAACATTCTCAGGAAGTTTGTCACCAACTTTTTCTAGTGTTTTATTGATAACACCTTTATTGAAGTCAAATAAAACCTTTTCTCTAGCGTTGCGAACTTGACTGCCAATCAATGGAAGATTTTGAGCAAAGTCTTCTGCTTTCTTGTAAACACCACCAAGTGTCTGACCCGGAGTTGGTGTGATTCCAAGATCACGCATTGTCTGTTCTGCTTTTGATGCAAGTGGGTTTAACACCTTACCTGTTGCTGAAGCAACTGCTTCTCCAACCTTTCCACCAATTGCACCCAAACCAATTTGAGTAGCCTTTTCTTCAGCAAATCCTGTTGGCTCATTTACTGGTTGCATAGCACCTTGAACTGCACCAGATGCAGCCGCCTGTGTACCAATTCCAGCCCCTAAAGCTCTTGCACCCTGAGCCGCACGAATACCACCAACAATATTGGCAGGACTCACAATGTTTCCAGCAATACGGCTTACATCAAGTCCTGTATCTCCCTGAGCTTGACGTTGTTGTTGATATGCCGCTTCTTCTGCCGCATTCATGGCTCTTACTCTTTCAGCTTCAGAACCAAAAAATTGACTCACAATATTAGGAGCGAGTCCACCAGCAGATGTTATAAATTCCAACCCTTTTGGCAACAATTGTGCAGCGCCACTTATTGGGTCTTTAATACCCATAAGCAAACCACCAGATGGCGCAGATACTTGTTGTTGTTGAACGCCAAAATCCTCTGGTTTTGCAAGTCCAGCCCTAATAGCTTTCTCCATGATTACAGACTTAGGAGTACCCTCTGGTATATCCTTAATTACAGTACCATTTGGCAGTTCAATATCCATGATTTTTCCTTATGGCAAGTCACTAAACTTTATTGTTTTACCAGTAGACGGTTGTGCTGGCTGTGTTGGTGTAGTTGGTGCAGTTGTTCCAGCAGAAAGTCTATCTCTAGCCGCCTGTAAATACGATTTAATCTTTCCAATTTGAGAATTAAATTCTTCAAGTTTCATTGATTGAGTCAATGCACCAACAGCAGCTTCAAGTTTTCTACCCTCTGCATCAGACAAAGCACCCATACCTTTAAGTGCTTGAACCTGTGGCAAGAAAGTTTGCGCTTTGAATGTTTCAAGTTGAGCAGCAAAACCTGCGGCATCAGTACCCGGAATCATTGATAGCTGTGCGCCACCAAAACCTACCGCTGCTTTTTTACCGGGATGATTTGCAATCGTATTCAATGTATCCAAGGCGGTATCAAAAGAAGAAACCATACCTTGTTGTTGTCTTTGAGCAGCAATTTTCTTTTCATTAGCTGCTTCTTGACGAATTTGCAATGTCTGTTCTCTTATAGAGTTTGTAATCGCATTTTGCGCGGCTCTACCTTCTGCTGCAATAGCTGCCATTTCTTTTTTACTAGCATTATTTTCTCTAGCTCGCTCCATTTTTGCTTCATTGTCTTTACGAGCTTGTTCAGCTTGAGCTTCAAGTTTTTCTTTGATAAGACGTTCTTGTTGAGCAAGTCTTTCAGTCTGTTGAGCAGTAAGTAGTTCTCTTTGGGCAGCTTTATCTGAAGATGCTTGTAAGGCAGATAACACCTTATCTGCTGAACCATATTTAGTAACAACATTCAAAACATCTGCGTCAGTAGCATTTGGTGGCAAGTTAGACAATTCATCTCTCAATTCTTTTTCTTGTTTAAGAGATAATTCGGCTCTTTCTGTTTCTACAGTTGTTTTTCTTGCAGTAGCTAAACTAACTTGCATCTGTCTACCAGCATCAGCAATAGCCATAGCAAATTGAGGATCACCAGATTGAGCAGCCAATTGAGCCACCTTCATAAATGATTCAGGATTGCTTTGGTCAAGTTGACTTGCCAGTTGCTGACGCATTGAGATGATCTTTAGTTGTGGGTCTTGTCCACCCAAAGCACCACCAATAGCAGAACCAAGCATTTGACCGCCACGATAGAACCCATATTGAGCTTGCGCCCTTGGATCAAGTTGAGCATAACCCAATGCTTGTGCTTGTTGAGCTTGCTGTTGTGCAAGTTGGTACTGATCGGGTGTCGTAAATAATCCAGCGATGTCTGTTGCCATGATGATTCCTTAGAACAATGTCACTGGCACACCATCTGAAAATCCAGATGTTTGGCCATAATTAAAAGCATTTTGATTTTGCACATAAGGTGGATTAAAGTAATTTTGAATGCCACTAATCAATTGAGGATTATTTGCCGCACCTGTTAAGAATGAACCTAATCCGCTACCAGAAGCACCAGCTTGCTGTGTTCTAGCCGCAGTTAATCCACCTTGCAATAATGATTGACCAACATTAGCACCAGCAGTGGCTGAACGACCACCCAACTGTGCGCCAATATCTAATGGTTGTTGTCCAAGAGACTCAATGGTAGAACCAGCACCTAAATAAGCACTGAATGGACTCAATGCACCAACCTGACCAGCTTGATATTGACCAAGCAAACCAGCACCTTGACCAAGCAATCCTGTGCCAAATGCTACATTTTGTTGACCAGCCTGTTGAGACTGTGCCGCTAACTGAGCATCTTGTTGTGCCAATGCGTTGTAGTAAGCCTCTAACTCAGGAGTAGTTGCGCCCAAACCAGCAGCACCACTTGGTCTAGCACCTGTAGCACCTACAGACAATCCACCACGACCTTGTTGATACAACTGGTTCTGCAACAATGCCATCTGTCTTTCACGACTAGGTGCAAGCAAATCCTGTTGTTGTTGCATATATTGAGCAGCAACTTGTTGAGGACTCTGTGCAAGATA